TTGCTCTACGCATAGACTTTTGATTGTATAAAACAACGGCTGGTATTTCTCCAAGAGCATTTGGCTGTTCATCAATCTTTACAGGTTTAGAACTAGCATAATGTTTCATATACTCATCTACTCGGTAAGTAGTAATATCTTCTGGAGTCCAGACTTTGACGATTGCTTCTTCCTCGTTTATATCTTCAATAATAGTTAATGAAGTTAAATAAAATCTTCCATTAGGTAATCTTTCATATTTCCAGTTTGTTACGTTCTCTGGAGTATAGATTGAAATATATGGTCTAATATCTTGTTGTAGTTCTTCGGCTCTAGTTTTTGCTATGGTAGCTGGTTTATCTATAATAGCCCAGCAAGAACCATAAACTGATGCGTGTTGTTGCATATCTTTAATAACGTTATGAAAAGACCTTCCGTCTAAATCAGCGTCTTGCAGAAATGACTCTAATTGAGGATCACCTGTCATAGAGCCATAATCTCTGCTGGGAGGAACTCTAAATAAAAAACTTGAATAAATTTGTACTACGTTGCGACAGTGATTGTCTAATGGTGTGAAGTCTATACGCTTTATGTATTCATCATCTTGTTCTAGGATATATCGGTTTAGGAAATATCCATTAGAAAAATCATCTCCACCTAAATATGATCTATAGTGAAAATTCCAATGCTTTAGATTATCTTCATAATCCGAATGTTTTGCTGTTAAAAATTCTCTACTATAATTCGCCATCTAACTCCACCTAGTTGGTTCGCTTGGTTTAAACTCTCTACGCAAAGGAAATAAATACTCTACAAGATAGCCTAATGCATCATTAAAATGGTCATAGCCACTATCTTTATCTGGAACACTTGTTCCCTCTTTGTATATCTGTCTTTCTAAACTCTTAATTAAGTTTTTACAAGATTTTGTTATAAATAGGCTTGACATTCCATTTGCGTTTTTAAGTTTAGAATTAACAGCATTTATTCTATCTCTAATTAAAGGGTGTTGTGATCTAGCTTTTACTTCAAAGCCAGCATTTTTTAATATTGCTAAATCTGTAAAACCACCAGCAGATGTTTTGCGTTGTCTTGACGCTGGGTCTGGGTAAACGATTATATGCTTATCTTTATATCTAGTTTTTATTTCTTGCACCATTTCGTCTGTATTAGAACTCCATATTTGTATTTCATCATAAATTATTAGATCGTTATTTACTTTTTCACTTACAACAGCCACCATAGGGTCAATATTAAAATCCATGCCAATATGAATGACTTTAGAATTTTTTTCATAACTATCTATGATATGTGTATTTCTATCAAAGTTATAGTAAATAATACCAGCATAATTAACAAAAGTTGCTAAATATTCCTGTTGAAAGGTACGTTCATCTAGGTCATTTTTAGCTTGTTCTATTTCTTCTTGACTTACTTGTTCGCCTTCTAATGTTGTATATTTAAAACTCTGCCATTCTGGGTCATCTCTTGTATATAAATCATATGCGAAATTAAAACCTTTAGGACTGCCACAAAATAAAGCATGTCCACCTGTATCTGATAATGTCGGTCTTAAAACTTCATACCATGCTTGCGGTTTAATATCAGCAAATTCATCTAATACGATAAAATCTAAACCTACTCCACGAAGTGATTGCTCATTATCAGCCCCTTTTAATTGAATGACGGTACTATTTTTTAATACAATAGATAAATCAGCCTCATTGATCTTTTTAGCCCACTTATGCTTAATAATTCTATCTTTAAGCATATTCCAACAAATATTCTTTGATTGTCTATAGCTGGGAGAGATGTACCAGACTTTTTTATTAGGAAATCTACCAAACTTTGCAAGCTCGTTTATAGCGAGGAAGGTCTTGCCAAATCGCCTTCCACTTATAAGAACACGAAAACGTTTCTCACAAGTTAAAACTTCTTTTTGCGGTTTAGTTAAAGGCACTAATCAACAGACCATGCAAGTGGCTCATTATCATCTGATAAAGGTGTCTCTGATTGTCCTAGTATTTGCTTTCCTAACCATATTTGCATTGTAACATTACCATTCATAGCAGATCGCCATTGTAACTGTCTTAACCTTAATTTTTGTGTTGCTCTCCCTTTTGTCAGAATTTCGGAATATCCTTTTCTAATAGTGCTTTCATCACAGCCAAAAAACTGTGCTATTTCTGTGTTTGTACAACCAAATCTTGCTAAATCTTCTACTTGTTTTTCTGTAATATCGTATTTTTTATTTGCCATAAGGTAATCCTCTTATACCGAGAGTGTCGGTTTTTTATTTTTCTATTATATAACCTACAAAATCAGAAAATTTAAAGAATAATTTTGGATTAAATTTTTCTATTAATTCAAACTTTATTGGTCTTTGTATGCCTTCTAAACTTAACTCCTTATCTATTATTTGTTTATAATCTTTAACTGTCTTAACTTTTTCTGCCAGTGTTAGTCTATAATTAATTGTTCCTATATACCCACCAATGCTTTCTATTTTATCAAAAATAATTATCGCACCGCCAGTATTTAATTTTTTATAAAGATTATCTAGTAAATTTTCTCTATGTTTTGGCTCTAAAAACATAACTGTTAAAAAACAAATACAAAGATCAAATGGTTGATATTTATAATCTTTTATATTTTGAATAATTAATTCACCATAATCACATTGGTATATACCCGCCATTTCTTTGCTTTTTTCTATAGCAATAAATTCAGCATTTCTTTCAGATAAAATATTTTTAATAGAGTTACCAATATTACCTGTGCTAGCGCCAAGATCGTAAACTAAACCATTTTCTGGAATATAATGTCTAGCAATATGTATAATGCTTTGTGTTGCCAGGTCATACCATGGAAGTTGCTCTCTTACATGATTATCAAAATTATTTGCTACCTCTTTATTTTCAAAGGTCCAGTTTTTAGGTATTTTCATTAAATATTTCCTTTTTTAAGTTTAAAACAATATTCTTCATCATATTAGGTGGTACACTTCTTCCTAATCTTTCTGCCTTTTCTTTATAAGAACCAATTAATTTAAAACTTTGAGGGAATGAACATATATCTTTTAGTTCTGCTATTGACATATGCCTATCTTCATAAGGATGCATTACACAAGCACCTTGCCCATAAGTGGCTGTAATTGTAAAACTTGGTTTATATAAATGATTTCTTTTTAAGTTAAAAAAAGTTTTTTGTGGTTGTTCGCCCATTTTTAAATTTCTTAAATAAGGCAAATAACTTGGAGAAAGTTTTAATGCCTCTGGTTCTATTGGATAATTTTTATCATATACCGGTTTAACAATCATTTGTTTTTTCTTTTTAGGAAAACTAGGTTGTTTGTTTAAGTCTTTTCTTACACCAATAATAAATACCCTTTTTCTACTTTGAGGAACTTCTAAATAACTTGCATCAAGTAAAGACGCTTTAATATTATAATTAAGTTTTTTAAATTCATTTAAAAATAAATTAAAATACCCTTTAGCTTTACCTTGTATTAAACCAGCTACATTTTCTGCTATAAAAATTTTAGGCTCAATTTCTTTAACCATGCGTATATATTCATAAAACAAATCATCTGTACGTTGTTTTGAATCAGAATATTTTTTTACTTTACCCCAGCCTTTGTTTCTTTTACCAGCCATTGAAAATGAAGCACAAGGCGGTGAACCATCTAAAAAATCTAATTCGCCTTTTTTAAGTTTAATAATATCTAATATTTCTTGGGAGTTAATAGTTCTTATATCTCGTGTATCAACATAGGTATTAGGAAAATTTAATTTATATGTTTCATAGGCTTTAGGTATAAATTCATTAGCATATAAAATTTTTACACCAGCTAAATTATAACCAAGACTAGAGCCACCACAACCAGAAAAAAAAGAAATACCTTTTTTAATCGTATTCATAGCCACATTTTGGGCACATTTTTGAAGTTTCTAATTTATTATCTATTTCTTCAAAATCATCTAATTTTTCATCTTTAGTATTTGTAATAAATTTTTCTAACTCATCATTATTAAAACCTAAATTATCAAGATCATAATGGTTATCTAAAATATCAGTAAATTCTACATTTAATAAACTGTAATCCCATTCACTATCCTCATTTAATCTATTATCAGCTATTCTATATGCTTTTGCTTTGAGAGGTGGTAAGTCTGCTATAACAACAGGGACGGTTTTTAAATCTAAACGTTTTGCCGCCTCATAGCGTGTGTGTCCTACAATGATAGACATATCCTTATCTACGACTATTGGCTGTTGAAAACCAAATTCTTTTATTGAACTTGCGACTTTATCTGCGTTTAAATTTTTTCTTGGATTATTAATATATGGAATTATTTTATTAATTTCTATCTGTTGAATTTTCAATGTACTGTTGTCCTTTCTGTTAAAACTTCTCCATTGATAGCTTGGTAATTATCATAAATATACTTGTCAGCTTCTTCTTGTGTTTTAAATCCGCTTATTTGTATAATAGCACAATAACCAGTATCATCTTGGATAGTCATAAAAAATTTTCTAATTTCATCAGTCATACCTCATTGTAAACTAATATTAAGTTTTTCAATATGATTTTTTTCTAACAATCCATCTTTAAATGCTTGGCGAATATCAGAATCATTATCGTTTAAAGTTTTAATACCTTTTTTCCATAAAGATAAATTTTTAAAAGGGTTACGATTATCTAGTTTAAATTCTTCTTTTTTTTCTATTGTTAATTCTTCTTCCCAACCCTCGTTATTAATCCATGTACTAAAATGCTGTAAATATTGACTATCAGAAACAGTTTTAGCTTTAGCATTATATTTTTCTATTAATAATTCTGGTTTAACTTTTTCATGTATTTTTTTATATGCTTTTTCTGCTTGTTTTTTATTACCTCGCTTAATGTCTAATTTAGACCATATATTATTAAATATATAACTATAACTATAATTAGCATTGCGATCGGATATGCGTTCGCTTTGTTTATTCCATCTTCTTTCAGCAGATTCTTTTGCTTTTTCTGATTTTTCTAAAACCCAGTCAAATTCTTCTTTTTGTGCTTTAGAGTAAAAGCCCTGATTATCTTCTATAAAAAAAGTTTCTAATAAATAATCAATTATTTTATCTTCACAGTTTTGACCTATTCGTTTTAAACGTTCACGATCTTTAGGTAAGTACGCTTCTTTTTTCCACGCATAACATAATAATCTAAAATAAACGCCTAACTCCTCGTTTGTTAGGTCTTGTGTATCGCTTATAAAATTATCTGGACTTATTCCCATCTTCCAAATTTTTGTCATATTTTTTCTCCATATCTTTGTAGGCTTGTTGCCAACATTTTAATTCATAATCCTCAAACATTAAATTGTTTTCTTGAATTATTCCCATATAATATTTAGTTAGTTTATCTAATTCTTGCGTATTCATAATCTATAAAAATATTATCTATTTGTTTTTTGCACTCCTCATAAGTGCCTTTTATAACATGAAATGGAGTTCCAAATATTTCTGAATTAACTTTCCATAGTTTTTGTGCTGTGCTTAATCTACCCTTAGGCATTTTAATTTCACAGTAAACAAATTTACTTTGAGGAAATTCTAATATTAAATCTGGCACTCCGCTTTTCATTCCCATTTTTTTAAGTTTCTTTAGATACCACACTTTCCTTTTTCCTTCGTTAGGAGTGTGCCAATATCTAAATTGATAATAGTTTTGTTTATGGTCTAAGTAAACCACTATTTGCTGTTGTAATATACTTTCATTCATTCTCATAAAAAAACCCCAGAAATTTGGGAAAAACTGGGGTTACGGAGAAAGTTAATATTTTTAATTTAAAAAACATAGCATTTCTAAGGGTTTTTAACAACATATTTTTCTGTACAGTATTATCAAAATAAGTATATTAAAAGAATAATTTAACTGAAAGGAAATTATGTATACTAATATATCAGAATCAGATTTTATAGGTTGGTTCCAATCGCACAGACCTAATAACTTTTCTTATAAAGGTTTAAAAGCATTAAACTATTATTTAGAAAGTTTAGAAGAAGATACTGGCGAAGAAATTAACTTTGATCCAATAGCTTTATGTTGTGAATATACAGAATATTCAGACATAGAAGAATTTAACGAAAATTATAATTATGATTGTAAAACTTTAGTTGATATTGAAGAACATACGACTGTTATTCAAATAGAAAATTCTAGTAGTTTTATAATTCAAAATTTTTAAGGGGGTAATATGCACATGCCATATTGGATGTTTATTTTAATTTTATTTTTTAACGCGATACTATTTTTAGTACCGCATTGGTTATAGGGGGTAATAATGACAATAAAATTTCAAAACTTTGTAATGGTTGATGAACCTAAATGGGACATCAAAAGAGTAGAACCAATAAAAAAAGAAATTAAAAAAGTTTATAAAAAGCAATCTAAACTTTCTAAGTCAGTTGTAGTTTATAAACCTAAACTAACTTTTGAAAATGACAAAGTTTAAAATCTATACGCAAGACCCAGTAATAGGTTATGACGCTAGAACTAAAAAACCAGTTAGAGCTTTTAGAAAATATGAAAAGCCTTTTAATTGGTATAAACTTTTTTTCTGGGGAGTTATGATCTTAATGTTTATGGCTCTTGCTTCTTGTTCTAGCTATGTACCAGTTTATGATCCGACAGGTAGTACATCTAAAGAATTTTATGATGATTTAGCTGAATGTCGTTTTGTAGCTGAAAGCCAAATGAGTGGGTTTCAGTATGGATATTATGAAAAGCAAGTAATATCTAAATGTATGGAAAATCGTGGTTATTCGGTTTTAAATCCTACAAAATAATATATAATAACCAAAAGGAGAAATTTCTATGACATACTATATAGAAAAACAA